GGAAAATCGATGCTATCCTTGGCGACTTGCCGTCTCTGGACGAATTACATCCTCTGTTCGGCCCTGGGGCAAACACCAACGTTAATGCGGCACTAGCAAACCCTCGGGCTAAGCTTAGTGCACGTATAGAGTGTAGCAACAATACAACTCCCTTGCTGCCGGAACTTCTTAATGAAGTTCCTGCGTGGGTATCGATCCACGAATACAATGCTACGTTTGATTGCAGCACTGTCGACGTAACGATATCTCCTGGGAAAGTTGTGTTTGTCCCGAAGAACGCCAAAACCTATCGCTCTATAGTGGTCGAACCGATCCTTAATGGTTTTTTTCAAAAAGGGGTTGGTTCGTTCATAAAAGCTCGGCTCAAGCGTTCGGGAGTTGACTTATACGACCAGACACGAAATCAGAGGCTAGCTTACAAAGGATCATTAAATGATTCTTTGGCCACACTCGACTTGTCCAATGCATCGGACACGTTGAGTATTGAAGTGGTCGCTGAGCTTCTGCCTATGCCTTGGTTCGATTTATTGTCATACTTAAGAACTGCAGAGGTTGTACTTCCAGAGACTGTTTCGAGATTCCTCGATCCAAATCAATGGGGTTCCCCTCATCAGTTCGAAAGCATAGAAGGCTGCGTCACGTTACAAAAGTTTTCGAGTATGGGAAACGGATTCACATTTGAATTAGAATCCTTAATCTTCTACTCTTTGGCTTATGCGACTTGTGCAGCCCTCCACCTCCCAACGAAGGAAGTCAGCGTATTTGGCGACGATATCATCGTTCCAAAAGCCGCTGCTAGCAGACTCATATCGGTCCTAACGTATTGCGGTTTCTCTATTAATCTTGAGAAATCGTATTCCGCCGGTCCTTTTCGTGAGTCTTGCGGTGCTGACTACCTTCTCGGTTTTGATATTCGGCCGTACTATCAAAAGTCTCTGATAAGCGACCAGACTCTCTTTTCCATGCATAACTGGTTTATCCGTAGTGGCGAGCGCGAGCTCGCTGCTGCGTGTATTCAGTTCGTGCACCCCCACAATGTCATCTACGGTCCTGACGGTTTTGGAGATGGCCACCTTGTTGGTAGCCATACCCTTCGTCAGAATCGCAAGACGGCACGATGGGGTTGGGCTGGAGGGTTCTTCGATACGTTCACCTTAAACCCTAGGCGTGTTAAAAAATGCCTAAAAGGTGATCGAGCGCTTCCCGTGTATAGCGTTTACGCTAGATCGGGTGAGCTCTCCCCAACGGACCCTGACATAGTCAGGGGAAGCCGCGGGTATTCGAGGATATCAATCTAC